ATGACCAGCTTGCCAAGTATTATGTACCCCAGAACATAACATAATTACATTTTTTTTACAACAAAAACATTTTGTTTCAGCTTTATTACCAACATATTTTAACCAAACATCTCTTTTAACTGTTCCACCAATACCCTTTCTTTTTGACATTAATATAAAAAAGGATTTAATTTTTAATCAATTTTATTTTTTCCAATACAAAATTTATCCAATAAATCTAAAACAACGCTTTCACCATGACCTTTTATTTCATTAAAAGCTTTGGTAGCATCTTTGCCATTAAATTTTTTTAAAATATCACTTCCACCGGGGTGTTTAGAGGCGAATTCAGTAACATCAAATTTATAATTATCGATTATTATTATTATTTTTCCCATTAATATATAAGATGTCGTTATTTTAATATTTTTGACCATATAAATAAATTAATTCCTTTTGTCCCAAACTATCTTGTCTAACAGTATCTTTGCTCATACTATAATCCAAGAAATTAAACCTTTTTTTTAATAATATCGTATCTATTTTGGATTTTATAAAATGCCAACTTTTAGGTCTTAACGCGTCTAAATCTTCTATTACGATTTTACCACAGTTAGACCCATATGCTTTCAAGGCGAAATCGGCACCTTCTGGCGGCGTAGGTTGTCCATCTTCATCTTTCGGGCCATATTTTAAAAATTCAAAATCTTTATGTGTTTTTGCGTATTCTACAATAGGTCTTTTAATTTCTTTCTTTTTCCAAATTTGAAAACAGCATTTAGCACCCATTTTAGGTTCAAAACAACAAGGTTTCATAGGTAAATCTTCATTATAAATTAAATGAAAGTTTAAATTTAACCGATTTTGAACGGATACTCTTTTGAATGTTCTTGGTACAATAAATGCGATAACTTCAGCATATTCTGCTGATTTATTAAAGAATCTTACAGCAAAAGAACTAATTTTTCCAAAAGGCGGATTACCGATAACCATATATTTATCAACGCCATCCTGATATAAACCAGACACATCCAAGGTTAAATAATCCATTTGTATTACTCCTGGATATTTTGGGTCTATATCAATACCGCGCCTCTTTCCTATAGGTAATAATTTATAAAAATTACCTGTTCCGGCGGATGGTTCTATAAACCAATTAAAGTCTTTGATATTTACTTTATTTTGTAAAGTTTTCCAACATTTTTCTGCTATTTCCATTTTGGTGTAGAATTGATCCATTAATAATATACTATGCATGTTTATTATTAATTCAATTTTATACATAAGATGGTAATTCATCTACATTAAATATTTTTGCTTTCTTTCCTATCTTTTTTCTTGAACTTAAAAATTTATTAAAAATGCTATTTTTTCTTTCAAATTCATTTTCAGGAGTGTGATTATGAACTGTTCTTGCTATCATTTTATACAATTTAAAATCGGGATATCTTTCTTCGCCATTTTTTTTATACAATATATTTCTATCTTTATCATCTTTACACCATCGGGCGATTGTTAATGCTATAGGGTCATCTTCATCATCAACATCATCAACATCATCAAAAAAATAATCAAATAATGAACAACCCAATCTACACAAATCGAAACTATAATTTGGCTCTAATCTTGGTTTTTTCTCATTAAAATAAGGCTCTGTATTATATTGTGTGCTTGCGTCACCTTTTGGATGAAAACTATCGCTCACGAATTTTTTATTACTGTGTGTATAAATAGCTCTTCCAAAATCAATTATTTTATAAATTTTTCCAAATGTTGGTACTCTATATAATTTGGTTTTGTATCTGTAATTTAAATATTTTTTTTCTGTTTCAATATACATTATATTATTTGAATGTAAATCATTATGTGTAAAGTTAAACATTTTTTGATAAACAATTAAAGAAATGGAAACTTGAAATAAACATGACTTCCATTCATCTACAGATAATTCATTATCTTCATCATCTAAAAGGGAATCTAATGTATTATCCATTTTTTCGAGACATATTATTTGAACGGGGAAATTAAACACTTCGCCCCTTACATATTCATCTGTCTTATCAGAACTTGAATATTCAGACATATCACTATTGGTACAACTTTCCAAAGAATTATCAGATATATCAATATCATCTTCTTCATCTTCTTCATTTGAAGTATCTGATGAACGAGAAGAACATGCGGATTCGGTTTCTTTTCTACTTCTTCCATTCTTACTTATATCTAACACTTCTTCAATTATTTTAGAATTATGTAAGTTCAAATTTTTCTCAGTTAATCCAAATACATCGCCAAACATATTATCATTTATTGCACTAACATTTAATTTGATATCGTCACCTTTTAATGATAATTTTTTTCTATGGGTTCTTGACGCATCAGACAGTAGTTCTTCATTTATATTATCGGTTTTAAACAATATATTATTGTTGGAATGGAAAAAATCCGAATCATATAAATATTCTAAATCGTCACATATATTTAAAAAATGTGATTTTTGAATTCCAAGAAATGATCCATAAAAATCTAATCCGTTGTAAAATTTATGATTATGATAAGCGATACTACTTAAATATGAAAAAAAACTATCTACATAAGCAGAATTATTTACATCTAATACTTTTTTAGGACTTATATGTTCATTTAATTTAGGAAGATTAGTTCTCATTTCATCAGTTATATTTTCATATTTACCTACCATATATTTTACAGGGTCCAACAAAGGGCTAAATTTAAAAAAAGATTTTTTGATTATTGTTTGATTATTATCATCTATTAAATTAAGAACAAAATTATTTTCTCCTGTTTTTTCTTTGACATCATTAATGGTATATTTGTGATTTAAATTTATATTATTATAAGTATTTTCTTTTAATGAAAAAAAAGATTGATATATAGGAATATAATTTTGAATACTATTAAATTCACAATTGTTTATTAATTTACTAAAAAGTAGTTTATTATCATTTTTTTTGTAAGATACTACAAACATTAATATTATTTAACTAATTATTTGTTTTTTTCATTTTTTACCTAAAGTTTTATGTTAAAAACAAAAATTTAATTTAAAATATAATTATAATGAATTTGGAATTAAGAAAATTTGATATGCGCAATATTTCATTTAAACCGGGTGAAACCGCTGGACCAGTAATTGTGTTAATTGGGAGAAGAGACACAGGGAAAAGTTTTTTAGTAAGGGATTTATTATATTATCATCAGGATGTTCCTATAGGGACTGTTATTTCTGGAACAGAAGCAGGGAATGGATTTTATGGTAAATTAGTTCCAAAATTATTTATCCATGATGAATATAATACAGCTATTATAGAAAATATTTTGAAACGACAAAAAATGGTATTAAAACAAATTAAAAAAGAAACAGCTGCTTACGGTAAAAGTAACATCGACGCGCGTGCATTTGTTATTTTAGATGATTGTTTATATGATAATGGTTGGGCGCGTGAAAAGTTAATGCGCCTTCTTTTCATGAATGGTCGGCATTGGAAAATTATGCTTGTAATTACTATGCAATATCCTCTGGGTGTTCCGCCGAATTTAAGAACAAATATCGATTATACATTCATTTTGCGAGAACCGTATTTGAATAATAGAAAACGTATTTATGAAAATTATGCCGGTATGTTTTCAACATTTGAAAGTTTTTGTCAAGTTATGGACCAATGTACAGAAAATTATGAATGCTTGGTTATATCTAATAATACAAAGTCAAATAAACTGGAAGACCAAATATTTTGGTACAAGGCAACAGCACACAACGATTTCAAATTGGGGTCTAAAGAATTTTGGGAATTATCTAAAGATTTAGGTTCAGACGATGATGATGATGATGGGTATGATCCCAATGCGTTTACGGCAAAAAAAGGACCCAGAATTAATGTAAAAAAAAATAGTGGTTGGTAATATATTAATCTAAATTTAATATATTATGAGTAAAAAATCCAAACGCGGAAAAAGTAAAAAATATTCAAAGACAAGAAAATCACAACAGTCAATAAAATCGCGCCAGTCAAGAAAGTCTCCAAAAAAGTCACAGAACTCGCGCCAGTCGATAAAACAAAGTAAGAAATTAGCACAAGAAATTGAGTTATCAAAAGAAATGAGTAAAAGAATGTCTAAAAAAACACCGATGGTTGCTTCTTCGCACGGTATTAAATTATTGAAACGAAGTAAGCTCAATATGTCTAAGGGAAGACCATTAGCATCAGCCAGAGATTTTTTATTGGCTACAAGTATATTAACTGCTGCTTTAAGTCCTTATGACCCACACCCTATGGCCAAAAAAAGTCAAATAGCACCAGATACTCAAGTTCATTTAGATTGGCACAAAGGTCAATTTCCAGATAAATCATTAACATCCAAACAATATAAGAAACTTATGAAAAGAGAAAGATTAGCAACTATACAAGAAGGTGGGATGAAAAAAGGCGACCTTATTACTGTACATTGGCCTTTAGATGATGGGACCAATACGCGCCCATATACAATGGCGTATTATAGTAAAGATTGGGCAACGGATTTGAAAAGATATGGTGGAGATGGAAAAGTTTATAAAATAAAAGGAATGAAATTTGAGGTTGTTGAACTAGAAAAAAAACAAACACCTGGTCCTCG